CTGCTTCTAAGTTACGCATTTGTGCTGCATCACCTGTTGCAAGTATCTCTCTTTTCCATTCAGATGGATTAGATTGAATCAATGGCTTTACTTCTCTACTTGAACAGAAATAGCCGTCGTTTGGATAGCATCCCTTTGCTGTACGTGAACCCACGTACCACTTTCCAGTAGGTACGTGAGTCCATCTATACACATATGCAGATTTACCTTCTGCATTAGAAGATTCGGAATTACGTGTAACCGAATCGTCTGAGAGATACAAAGCCATTTGTTCTCAGATTCCTTTATTAACGAATTGGCTTACGTGCAGAACGACGGGATTCTGCTACTGGGCTATGTGTACCTGATGCTTCATCCTTCTTCACAGGCTTTGGTGTTGCGTCACCCTTGTCCTTGAAGTTGTTCTTACCTGGAACGTTCTTGAAGTTACCTGCTCCTGGAAGATTGCCTTCGCTCTTTGAACCGTAGTTGCTTGGACCTTTAGGACTAGTTGGAACTGTTTCTGAATAACCAGCGAACTTTACTGGTCTGCTGTCCATTCCTGCTTGTCCTGAATTTGCTGTCTTACCGATTGGGCTCTTTGTCTGTGCACCATCGTCACCATGAGTTACTGGAACCTTCTGAAGATTGATATTTTCCATCATCATGTCTTCGTCCATCTCGTCTTCTTCGTCGCCCATGTCTTCGTCGCCCATGTCTTCGTCGCCCATGTCTTCGTCGCCGCCGCCCATGATATCTTCAAACTCAGCCATCAATTGGTCGAGCTTGTCTTCGATGCGGATCACTGCATCTTCAATTTCTTCATGCTCTTCGGCTTCGTCACCCTCGTCATGATCCATTTCTAGATCGTGGGTTAATTCTTCGCCGTCATCTTCAGCCTCATCGTCAAAGTCGATGTCATCTTCGTCTTCCATCATGCCTTCGCCTGATTCTTCGGCATCGATCTCATCGAGTAGGTCACCGACTTTGCCGCCCATGCCTTCGTCCATGTCATCCATTTCTTCAGCCATGATTGACTCAAAGATTTCGCGTGACTTTTCGACTACGATTTCGTGGAATAGCTCGTGAGCTTGATCGATATCCTCGTTAACAACGAGGTTGATTAACTTTTCGTACTTCTTAATGTCCATTATTTTTCTCCTGATAGTAAATGGCTTTGTATAACATATATTTAAGCCGTATACCAAAAAAGCACTCATTATGTGCTATTTTTTTGCGTTTTTAGTATTACTATAGGATAATGGGTTATTTAGACTCCAGGCGCCGCTTCAGGTTTAGCACCATATTGTTCGCGGACCCTATCCAGATACAACTTCTTTTCATAGTTGCGAACATCTAACATCTTCCTGAGTTTACGAATTTGTTTCAGGGTTAGTTTAGTCTTACGGGACGTTCTGTACACAGGTTTGCTATTGTCATCGTTGACATCTTGTAAACCTATGATAGGTTCGTTGAACATCTCTAGTAACAACATTAGCTTGCTCCGTAATATATTTATCTTTAGAATTGCATTGGGCTGCCGCCACCTGGTGCTCCACCGGCGGCGCCAGCCGCAGCATTAGGAGCCGAAGCAGCATTAGACACAGGGCCGGCAACACCGCCTGGTTCTCCTTCAGGAGCCCCTTCAGCACCTTCGATGTTATCGGCAGTTTCAGTGTCGGCGTCAAAGTCTCCAGTAGATATACCAATATTTCGTAGATCAGATCCCTTAGGATCCTGTACGACTTCCTTCTTGTTTTCTTCTTCCCACATCTTTTCGTTCTTTTTGATCTCTTCCTCGCTGAGACCTAAGAATCTCTCAAGTGCAAATCTCTTTGAGATGTATGGAAATGCTTCCATCGATTGGAAAGTAGCAACCCTCGCAGTATCCATCTCTGCTTGACGATATGAAGCAAAGTTTTGTGGTGGATTGAAGGTAAGATTGAATAGGGCAGTGTCGATATTAAATCCTCTCCAACGGAGGAATAATTTGAACTCTTCATCTAACTTCAGTGAGATATAATTCTGCAAGCGTTCGCAATACTGATTGAATCGGAACTCTTGGATCATCGCAGTACCTACACGCCCGTCATTCATTGGTGTCGTGTTGTCATCGGGGCCAGTTGGCAAATATGAACTTGGAACACGGAGACCGCGAGCAAGGCGATTGTTGAAGTATTTCAAGTCATCGATCTCACCGAGATTCTGTCCACCAGGTAGGACTTCAACTGATGATCCACGCCCTTCTGCTGTCACAGGAAAGAAGTAATCTTCATTCATCGAGTTTTTGACAAAGATTCCTGAATCAATAGCAAATGTATGGTAATCATGCCAACGATGATGACCATCAATTGTGATTGTGCCTGTATCACGATTTTCAACTTTGGTTATTTTAACTATTTTATGATTAAAATTGTCTATGTCACTTACAAATTGCTTCCAATTTTTATAATTGTACTTTTTCAATAACCTATTTAACTTGCTGTACCCAAATTTTGTATAATCAATTTTGTTATGTGCGTTCTTATAATCAAGAGGTGTTGAATTGTTTTCCTTAACTAAATTAAGTAGTTTTTCATCCTTATCACAATACGCAATAATTTCATTCTTGTTAGTTACCCCAGACTTAACTGCATCCGCAACTATTTGTAGCATATCAAAATTAAGATTCAATGATTGATTCTTAATTTTAACTCTCTTAGCAAAGTTATCTCTCAGTATGTTCAAAAATTCAGGATTCTTAGAAATATAATTCTTTCTAACTTTACTCATAGATATGCTGTATTTTTCTTTAGTATTTGGGTTATTTAACCTATCGAATACCGCCTTTTTCTGCGCCGCTCTAATATTCCAAAGACTAACTAATCGTTGTTCTTCGGTCATATTTTGCCAATTTTCTTTTAATGTTTGAGAAATCTTTGATGTCATTTCCTTTTTATATTCAGGTGACATGTTTTTCCAAAAATCTTTCTTTTGAGCAGCATGATAAAGGATATGATCTTTTTTGCTCATATATGTAAGATTTCTAGGATCGTTGTTGAACCTATCATGATCTTTATGATGAACAACGACTCTAGTATCTAGTGCATATTCAGTAAGATAATTAAATTCTTGGTGCTTTCCCTTAGACCTAAAAAATTCACCAACCATTCTATGAGTGTAAACCCATTTCTTCTCTTCATGATCCCACACTTGTTGATATTCATTAGACTTAGGACCTGATATATTTTGATACTGTACATTGAATGCTATCAGACTATCTTGTTCTGTCAAATCTTTAGCCTCTACAAATCCTTTACCAAACACTGGTATTTTATGATCTGGAGTGCATACTAAAGTTTTTCCATTGTCAAAAGTCAATTCGAGCACTTCAGTGTTTTTTCTAGTAATGCCGGCCCAATTAATTAATCCAGGAACTATTTTACCTGTAACAGGATCGCAACTGTATGTCCAATTTTCTTTACCTGCTTCAAATTCATCTATGATTTCACTCAATTTTAGTGTTCTACCATCCAGCAATGGAATTTTAGTATCCAAATCCAAACAAAGTGGATTATAAGTAGCGTCAACAACAGATTGTCCACCATAGAGTGAGGGAATCCTGCGCTGGTGAATCTCATTCTTGACGCGATCAACGAATGCCATAGCCATATGACTTGGCATATTACCAACGTCAATCTTGAACATCCTGCGTTCTGGCGCACGTTGTACACGATAGATGAGGACAGCATCTTCTAGTAGTTCTTTTTGCTTATAGACCTTGAAGATGTTCTCTAGTATAGATTGACCGAAAGGCCAGAACCTATCAAGACCTTCAGTCAATGACAAGTGAACGATGTGCTTTGCATCGACTGCTGATTCAGATTGTCCTAGAGTGAATCGTGAACCAGAAGTATTATAAGGCATTGCCGGAGTCGTGTAGGGCGTGTTAGTTCCTCCACCACTACCACCTAATCCAGTTGCTGGGTTAGCAGCGAAATCGGTATTGGTCTTCTGTGCTACTGATAGATTCTGTAGGTTGATATTGATGTCTTTGATGACATACTGTTCCGGCTTCTTGCCTTCAGATTCGTTGACGATAACCTTGATGACTTTTACCATGTCAACCCAATAGAGTTTGAAATTTTCTGGGTCACGGACAAATACTTGATCACCGAACTTGATCACGTTTCTGAAGATTTTGAACATACGCACATCAAATTCATTCAACTTACACCACTGATGTAGTTGCTTACCTAACAATTCTACTTCGTGTGGAGTAGGTTCTTCTTTGAATTCAAATGAGAATGGTGTCTTATTGTGTTCATTTCTTTGTGTAGAGAACTCTGATATGATGTCTAGGCAAGCGTTGATTTCAGCATCAACATCCATCATCTCGTATTGGTTATATCGCTCAATCCTGTTTGGGTGACCAGTATAGACTTCAGGAAGCCTAGACATGTAGTTCTTATAACCAAATTCAGTGTTATTCCACCCACCTGTTTCAGAACCGTTCTGTCCAGGTGATCCGTTCCAAGCACCAGAGTTGCTGTTCATGCCCGAGATAGGACTTGATACACCGCTCTTATTTAGAAATTTCTTTTTGTATGTTGCCATTTTAACCGATACTCTGAATATAGTATTTAGTGTTAGATCATTGATTGTCGCAATATCTTATTCTGTGTGCTATGAGTACTTTCTAACACATGGATGACTGAATCTAGCTTGTGTGATAGTAGCTTCATCGTGTCTTGATGCAGACCCATAACTTGTTTCATCGAGTTATCGACTGTAGTTTGTGCAGTAACTGCTTCATGCGAGGTTTTACTTTCTGCTGCATTAGCGGGCGTCTTAGCCAACCTCATCAGCACTGAATCAGCATTTAGAGGCGCTATCATCTCTCTGCCGTGAAGTTCTACTGGATAACCGGTAGTAGGACCATCAAATACGCCGCCTTTCGCAGCTTGCATCTTACCGCCATGTCGAATCAAATCGACCGTCCTAGCTGCACGCTTCCCTACTTGTTTATACCATAGGCTATGTTCAAGTCCATTTGCTGCGCCTTCAGCATCACCCGCTTCTAAAGCTTTGACGGTATTAGGCCACTTTTTGTACCAAGCTGGACCCATATTGAAGGTCAAATCTATTAAGCCCGCCTTCCCTTTTTCATTCATTTTATCGAATCCAGGAATTCTAGCAGCGGCGGCGGCGTGTACCCCGTAATCTTTTTTGAACATCTCTGTGATTTCTTGCTTAGAGAATTCTCTATTCATTTCAGGAGGAAGCGTCTTGCCATTACCAATCAAGTGGCCCACACCCACAGTCCAAAGTCCTAAACTATCTTTATAAGGTCGTGTCCTCGCACCTTCATTGCCGGCAATCATATCCATGATCCAGTTGCCCATCGAACCTAATACAGTTGATGCAAACTTACCTACTCCTGATGCAGCTCCGGACCCTAACTTACCTAAATTAGTCATAGCAGAACCTGCTGAACCAGCTTCAGTTCCTAACCATTTTTCAGCGGAACTAGCTGTGTTAAGTAGTGCGGAACCGGCTTTATTGATTATGGAGGAAATTCCACCTCCTCCGCCGCTAGGTGGGGGGCCGCCTCCGCCACCTCCGCCTCCAGCGCCTCCAGCGCCGGCAGAACTACCGGCCATTGATCCGGGACGGCTAGTTACGGCAGCAAGAATTGAGGACAACAGTCCATTAGATATTCCTATACCTTTGGCTATAGCATCTAGTCTTTTTAGAGATTGTGATACGGGATCTGCTGGATTGTTAGGATCTACATTAGGTGCCTGTGGAGAAGCCGCAGCTTCTTTAGTTCTCGGTCTTCCGCTAAATAAGCCACCTATCCCTTTGCCTAAAGCACTAACACCACCATATAATCCTTTTCCTAATTTTTCTCCTCCGAAATAACCTAGTGCGCCGCCGGCAAGTCCTCCTACTACAGAAGCACCTCCAAATGTAAACGGGTCTAATGCGAGTGCCAATGGGTTGCCGGCACCGAGGGCCGCGCCTGCGAGGCCGCCGGCAACCCCACCGCCCGATCCTGCAAGATTTTTTCCAGTTAGTTCTTTTTTTCCGGATGCATAATCTAGTGCCTCCATTCCGGCCATGCCGATCCAACCTGCATGTTTGCCCAGCGCGCCGCCTACTTTACCTAATGCTCCGGCTTCGCCTCCGCCTAGTAGTCCACCAACTTTACCTAATATTCCTCCGCCTTTGCCGCCTCCGCCTAGTAGTCCACCAATTTTACCTAATATTCCTCCGCCTTTGCCGCCTCCGCCTAGTAGTCCACCAATTTTACCTAATATTCCTCCGCCGCCAGCCAAACCTCCTAAAGCAAGTGCTGCTGCTCCAGCAGCAAGAGTTAATGCTCCAAATCCTGCTAAAAGACCATCCATTGCTACTTTAACACTTCTTTCTACTTCAGTTAAAGCATTTCTTGCCATTTGTCGTGGGTCTTCAGCAACAGGTCCCTTACCTGCTTTATTTGCAGCTATTTTATCTGCTTCAGCTTGAGCAGCCTGAACTCTATTCTCGCCATTCATAGCTTGCGCTTGTCTAGTGTTAGAATCAGCTAATGTTTTGTCAGTTATATGAGTAAACTGTTGCAGTTTATCCGATAAAGCTAGACTTGACCCTGCCATAGTTTCAAATCTATCCATACCTTTATCATATGCATCAACAAGTTGACCTTGTTTATAACTACCGTCTTTAGCTGCATCTGCCATTTTTCTAATATCAAGACCCGCAGCTGCGTATCCAGCGCCTGCTTTGGTCACGGCCCCAGTAAGATAAGTCGTTGCTGCTGCTGCTGCCATGGCAGGGCCTCCGGCAGCCTGTGCGTCATCCATCATCTTATTGGCGGCGGCTCGCTGCATATCAATTCGTTTTACTGCGGTATCGTCTCCCTTGTCCACCGCAGCCTG